CCCAGCACCTGGTTGTCCACAACCGCCGCCGCCGCCAGTATTTGTTGCGCCTGCGGTCGCTTGTTGGCTACCACCGCCTCCGTGGCCACCTTGACCGCCAGGAGTACCTGCGGGACCACCAATAAAATAACCGCCGCCGCCGCCACCGCCAGCATATGTTACTGATGGACCTGATATTGGCGAAGCTTTACCTGAACCGCCTGCGCCACCTGCCGCATAGTTTGGATTAGAACCGCCGCCTGGAGGTGTTGAACCACCAGAGCCGCCAGCACCACCACCTCCGCCGCTTGCATATCCATTCTTTGATGTGTGGCCACCGCCAACATTTCCGTAACCAGTTCCTGGTCCATTAGATGGAGAACTTGACTGAAGGCCTGCACCTTGGTCACTACTAGTCCAACTTGGATCAGATGATGGACCTGAACCGCCTGCGCCTGAACCGCCGCCTTTTAATGGTGAATTATTTCCAGCACCTGAACCACCACCGATTGCAGTTATGCTACCAAAAACAGAATTTGAACCTGTTGTGCCAGAACCAACACTAGCACCGCCACCAACAGTAATTGTATAATTTTGGCCAATTGAAATTGTATTTGTGCCCTCAATATATCCGCCTCCGCCACCGCCGCCTTGAACCATATCACTGCCACCATAACCGCCACCAGCAACTATAAGATATTCTACTGAAGTTGGTCCATTGACTGGTTGACCAATGTTACTTAAGCCAGCTGGAAAAGTATAACCAGCTGGTCTTACAAAAGAACCATTTTTAGTATTATTAAAATATTCTATCGCCATAACATCCTAAATTGTTAAGATACTTCAACGCCGAAGGCTGAAATTGAGATACTTGAAGAAGATGCGTTTGCCGCCAATACAGCGCCAGGTGGCAAAGTTAATCCAATATTGAGAGTTCCTGTATCACTCGCTGGCGCAACGCCACCACGAATGACAAAGTATGTATTAGCTGCACTTGTTGAGAAGTTAGCAGAAGGCATTACGATAATGCTATAAGAAGCATTACTTGTTGATTGATTGGCAATAATAATAGAACTTACAACCGCAGCTGTTGAACTAGGAACAACATACACATTACCTTGTGTGTTTGCAGTCGGATTTAATTGACCAAGAATTTTATATGCGTTTGCCATTATATTAACTCAACTCCGTATGCGTGAACTGAAACCCCAGCAGCAGATGTTGCCGCATTGGCACCGGTCGTATTGGCTGCAAGAATAGAATTTGCTGGTAATGTAATGCCTGGTTCCAATATCAATGTATCGGCTGCAGGTATTGTTAAACCTTTAATTAGATAATGCTTTGTAGCAAGCGCTTCTGATGTAGGTCTAACTGCCAAATCAAATACAACTGCGTTTGGTGTGCCGTTACAAACAGTAATAGAATTCAATGATGTGTAAGATGTTGATGGAACAACATAAACGTTAGCAATAGAGTTTGCAGTTGTCGCAATTTGACCAAGAATTTTGTAACCAGCAAAACTATTTGAGTTAACAGCAAGTTGCTGGCCAGACATTGTGAAAACGCCATTGGCAATAAACATCTGAGGCACACCAGCTGCATTTGTAGAAAACAAAGTTGAGCCAGTATTACTCAGAATACTAAATGTATTATCTGAATCTAGTGTTACTGACGATACTAAAATTGAACCGGCCATATTATCTCTTTAATTAAATTTAGAAGCTTGCTCTTCTTTGAAGGCAGTATAAGCGGCACGAACTTCAGTTGTCCATGCGGCATTAGCAATGTCTTTTACTTTTTGTTCTTGTGCAGAAATATCTGAATCGGGAGTTAATACCCAGCGATGAAAAGTTCTCGCTACTTGAACGCCATCTTTTTCAATGGTAGTTGCTTGGCGAACTTGGATATTCCAATCGTTTACAACTTCAATTTGGTCAATTTTTGTAGATTCTGTAAGTGCCATAATTAATCCTTAAGCTGCTGATTCATAAACAACCGATCCAACAATTCTTGCACTATTTCCAAGAACGCCAAATGAGTTATATTGTATAGTTGTTCCAGAAGTTGCACTATTTCCAACAAACAATGCGGTTGTAGCAGCATTTTGCATATAAAAACCTAGATAAACAAGGTTTGTTGTTAATGATGCCCAATATGAAGTTGAACCAGTATATGGAAATCCTGCGCCGGTTGTAGTGAATGGAAATCCTGATAATGTAGATGTGCTTCCTGTACCAATAACATTTATAGTAAAGTCAAATGCAGCATAAACCATTCTTCCAACTTTTACATAAATTCCATATTGGTTTGTGTATGTAGCATTTCCACCAACACTAGGTGTCCAAGTACCTTCTTCATAATCATCTAAGCAGTTACCATCACCTGAAGCAATCTGTGTAGCAGGAAACTGTAACTGACCACCAGTTAAAATGAATGGTGCATTAGCAGTTGTAATCTGTCCGTTTGCAGTAATACCTAATGCAGTTGTACCTGTTGCAGTAACAAGGTTTGCACCAATAACTGATGGTGTTGAGATAGAGTTATTTGAAGTAACAACAATTCTACCGCCACCAACATTCAATGAATTACCAACAATGGTCAATCCATTAGCATCAATAAATGCCACATTGGCAGAAGCAATTTGTAACTTTAGGTTACTGTCTGCTTTTAGTGTATCTACATTAAGTGTACCGGCCATGTTATCTCTTTAATTTAATCTAGTATTTATTATGCTTCTAAAGCTTCAATACGAGCTTTGAGGTCAGAAATGATTGCTTGTTGTTCTTGGATAGCAGCAGTTAATGTTGCCACTAAGAATGAAACATCAACACCTTGATATTGTGGATTCCCTTCATCATCAACCGCATCTTTTTGACCAGTTACGCAATCAGGTACAACAGCTTGTAATTCGTGAGCAATAAAACCTTGGCCATTAGAACCATCCACTTTCCACTTGTATGTTACTGGTTTTAACTGAGCTACTTTAGACAAAGCACCAGTCATAGGTGCAATATTTTGTTTTAATCTGTAATCAGAAGATGTGTTGTAAGCAGTTGCACTTAATGTGTTTGAAATAGTACCTACTTGGCTGCCGTTTCTATAAAAACGAACATAATTTTCTGTAGCAGAACTTGTTCGTAATTCATTAAAAAGCATATGCTCAACACCATTAGCTCCATTTGCATGAGTAACAATTCGTTGAGTACCGCTAGGGCTTGCGGTACCACCAATCTGCATACTACCAGAAGCATCAATACGCATAGCTTCTGTGTATGATGTTCCGGTACCAAAAGTCATATAACCTGACTGAATTTGCATTAAAGCTCTTGCATCAGATGCTCCATACAAATTTCGTAATGTAGCAATTGTGTAATTACTATCATCATGGTCCAACATAGTACCTGAAGTTCCACCAAGATGAATTTGAGCATTTCCAGATCCTGTTGCAGAATAAACGTGCAACAATCTTCTTGATGCAGTAAAACCAGAACCGCCAGAAGGAGTAATTCCTCCAATTCCAACATCTCCACCAGAAGTAACTCTAACCGCTTCAACGCCAGCAGTATGAACTCTTACTGTGTTAGCTGTTGCAGTATTAAAGCCTGTTGTGCCAGTAGAATCAAAATTTAAGTTGCCTGAAACAGTCGAAGAAGTAATTGTTGCACCAGAGATTGTGGAATTACCAATAGAACCATCAGTACCAATCATCTTAGCACCAGATGATGAATAGATGCCTGAAGAATTCATGGTAGCAACTCGTGTGTTGCTGACATTCATCTGAAGAAATGAAGCTTCAGTTTGTATTGTGTCTGCTATAATTTTACCAGCCATATTTTTCTCTTAAACTATTGTCCACGTTGAATTATTGGAAACCGTGACCACAACATTGTTGGCCAGCGTAAGTGGCCCGGCAGAGGACGCATTATAGCCGGTGGTAATTGTGCAATTCTCTGTTAGAATATTAGCGTTAATTCTTACGATACCTTGTGAATCAGCAGAAAGGTATGGGTTGACCAAAACTCTTTCGCCAAGGTAAGTTAATTCGATATTACTGGAACCACTTGGTGGTGCTTCAGTAAATACGATTTGTCCGTTAATCAAAGCATACGAATCTGCTTTCTGCTTAACACCGGAAATACAAACGATAACAGATGATTCGTTACCTGTGCCATATGACAGCGAGTATGTGGTTTGACTTCCAGTACCAGAGAAATACTCTGTTCTGAACGAACCATTGATTATTTGATTTCCTAAGTATGACATATTCTTTTATTTATCTCTTATTCGTCAGCGGGTTGTGGAGTATTGCCAGCAGCAACCCACTTTAGATATTCTTGGTAGTCGGTGTTGGCTGGGTCAAAAGGAATAGACCAAACTTGTCCGTTTTCATCAGTTCTATTTACTGAGCAATCTTCACCAGTTCTTCTGTCTTTGTTTAATTTATAAGTAATCATTTTTATAACTCCGCACTCATGTATAAGTAATATGCGCTGGTTGTTCCACCATTCATTTGTGCAAAATAAGGTCTGTATTGAGTTAAACCAGAGGCAACTATAAATCTAACTTCTGTACCAAAATAATTGCCATAAGTGGCTCCACTTCCCACAATAGTTGCCGCACCGTAACTTGCATTTTCGTCAACAATCCTAATGTTGTTTGCAGAATAACTTGGTACTGCTCTCATCTGGACAGGGTTAGTAACACAACCATAACAATCTGTTCCTGATGTTGCAATTAAAGGGCTAAAGTTAACATATTCATAGTTACCAGTTCCACCATATCTTAAAAAGTACCGCATACAAAGATTTAATTCCGTACCAAAAGGACGGAATTCAAAAGGTGTTGCCTGTGAACCTTTTTCCAATTGGACACCAGTGAGATACCAAGTAGCACCAGAAGTACCAACTACTGATGTTGCACCTGTAGCTGAAGTATAATTATTTAAAGACCAAGACCCAGCAGTTCCAACTAATGTAGAACCTGCACCCATACTAAAGTTAACATATGTACCAACACCATTAGTTGAACCCCAAGTTCCACTTGTTGGACCAGCAATAGTAATTACTTTTTGTTCCCAAGTATCGGCAGCAACAATTGTGTAACTGAATGGGTATGAATAAGCAGTTCCAACATTTCTTAATGAACCACCAAAAGTACCAGTTAATGAAGAACGAACCCAAAATGATAATGTAACTGTTTTAGCTGAAGCGGTACCCCAAGCTAAATCAGCAATATTAGAACCTTCAATTACTTGTGCAACATTGTATTGTTCGGCAGAACCTACTGTGTAAGCAGAAGAAGAAACAACCTTTAATGAATTGGCAAAACCAGCAACTGTATTTGCTGAAGAATCTCGTTGAACGGTAAATTTTGAATCAACTGAACCAAAAGCATACCATCTATCAAGTGTATATGGCGCTGAAGTTGTTGCAGTAACACTAGCACCATTACTCCGTTGGTCAATTGCCATAGAACCATTAATGATTTTATTACGGATACCAAATGATGTGCCTTGAGAACCCATATAATTCTCAACAGAACCTGTTTGAAATACTGTGTTGCTTAATGTATTACTAGCAATCTGTGTTGAAGTAATTGCACCATTAGCAATCAAATTAGCAGTGATTGAGTATTGAACAAGGTCAGCCGCAATAATGGTATTGTTTGCGATTGATGCGGTGTTTATTCTTGATAAAGGCATAGTAGTCTTTTATTTATCTCTTATTCGTCAGCAGGTTCTGGAGTGTTACCTTCAGCAACCCACTTTAAGTATTCTTGGTAGTCACGGTTATTTTCCGACATAGGTATGTTTGCGTTATCAGATAAACGCAAAACCATATTTTGTCTGCCAGTTAAAGGTTCAAGTAGTAATTTATACATTATAGCTCCGCGGATGCTTTCCATCCAGAATTAATTGCACCAGTTACTCCAGCCCAATACATATAAAACCCATGATAATTGTTGTATGACGTAGCACCAAAGCTTGGTAAATTTGTATAATTAAATGCTGTCATAGTTGGCTCTGCTCTCTTGTTAACTTTAAAAGATACATTTGCCAAACTATTTGAGCCATTGTAAATATGACCAAAAACAACTGGACCACTTGATTCGTTAAATCCTAAAGTTTCATAATAACGTTGGCACAAAGCTAACTCATTACCATATTGGCGATTTTCAAAAGGAGTTGCCTGTGAACCTTTTTCAATTTGAACACCAGTAACATACCAAGTAGCTCCGTTTGTACCAACTAATGAAACTGCTCCAGTGGCATTTGTGTAATTTCCTGCAACCCAAGCACCAGCAGTATTAGACAGAGTTGATCCTGTTCCCAATCCAAATGTTAACCATACCGCACCAGCATTTGATAAACCAACCCATGTTCCTGATGTGTCACCAGAAACTGTAATTGTTTTCTTTTCCCAAGTATTAGCGGCTACAATAGTGTATGAGAATGGATATGACCTTGAAATGTCATAATTTCTTACACAACCACCATGTGTTCCAGTTAATGATGAACGAACCCAAAATGATACTGTGATTGGTGCAGCGTTAGCTGTCCCCCATCTTAAATCGCCAAAATTAAAACCTTCAATTGCTTGATTAATATTAAATTCATCAGCTGATCCTACTGAATAAGCTGATAAAGAAGTTATCTTCATTGAACTGGTAAACCCAGCAACTGTGTTAGCGGATGTATCTTGTTGAACAGAAAATTTAGCAGATGCTGCCATATAAGCAATCCATCTGTCTAGTGTATATTGTCCATTTGTTGGTGTTAGAGCTGCTCCAGCATTCCGTTGGTCAATCATCATGGCGCCGTTAATAATTCTATTACGACCACTCAATGAACCACCAGAAGCATTCAAATAGTTCTCAACAGAACCGGTCTGAAATTGGTTATTTGCTACTGAGTTTGCAGTAAGAGTAATTGCTGTGTTTGAAGCCGCAACAATAACACCAGAACCATCCACTTGAAATGATGGAATAGTATTAGCGGATCCAAATGTATTGGATGTAATATTATTAGTTACTGCGATGACGGCAGGAACAACCTTAGTAATTGCCACTTTATGTTCTCTCTATTAATCTTTTATTTATTCTGCTGCATCCAACTGAGCTTGAGTTGGTTGTGTTAATGTTGGGTGATTCCAAGACTTGATGTAATCATCTCCACCATCATTCTGAAGATTAATTTTTACCATAAAATCTTCAGTAGTAAGTTCTGGATAAATTGATTTGATTTTTTCATATAAAGTCATTATGCACTCCGAATCAAAGCAGCATTGAAATAGTTATATGAAGGATCAGCATTGTTAAAATTCAAAGAACCACTATATGTGTGATAAACATATCCTTGAAGATAATCAGATGTTCCATTCATATAAACAACACCAGTAGTAGTCATTTGCATTGAGTTTGTACCATTCATTGGAATAGACCCACCAGCTCTATATTGACTACCATTTTTATAAATTTTTGTAAATGCATTACCAGATGCCGCTGTAGGTATCCAAAATCCAACGGTGACTAGGTAATAACCAGCAATATTAGGTCCAAACGAATAAGCAGGAACAGATACTCCGTTTAATGTTGCTGTGGATCCAGTGGCATTAAAACAACCACCAGTATCAAATTGTTTTGCATCGGCAACTAAAGCAGTATTTGTTGAAGCTGAGACAGTAAATGTTCCGTTATTATAAGCAGCAACACATGGTGCTAAACCGTATGGCAATTGAAATCCAGTATTTGCTCCGCTGGAATTAAGGTTAGCCATAATAACGCCATTGGCCGTTTGTATTTGATTTAATTTTAAGACGCTCATAGTTTACTCTGGTTTTGGATATTTAGTCTTAACGGCCTGGCAGGCTGCAATATAGGCATCAATTTGTTCTTGGTCACCTTTCACTACACCGTCAAGGTAATCTGTGTATGATGGGTATTCTAAAGCACGATTTCTTTGATATTGCTTGGCTTCGTATTCTGCTGTAAGACGAAGAAGTTCATTGTCAATCTGTTCGTTAGTTACTGGAGCAATAACAGGATTAACCCATTGAACATCATTACCATAAATATTGACTTGAGCATTTGGAACAAGAGATAAGATTGCTTTTATTTTAGTAATAATCATCCTGCAATCTCCATTAAAGTTAATGTGCTGGCACACTCTGTAAGTCCATCAACTGATGGACTCGCTCCTTCTGTTGAATTAAAAGAAACAGTAATTGCTCCAGATGAAGGCAACCAAGAATAAATTTTATATGTTATACTACTTGTTGTTGAAGGACTATCTACAAATGAAACAGATGGTTTAGTTTGAAGCTGATTTCCTGATCCACCTCTATCGTAAGCTCTTAAATTGGTAAAACTTGCAGCTAGTTTTGTTCCGCTTCTATCTACAATTAAAAACGCAAGATTGTCGAAACTTGAAACTCTATCTATTAACACACTAGGAGCAGCTATAACTAAAATCCTACTAGATGAACTTGTTGGTGTAATAGACGCTGAAATTCCACTATCTATCCAAGAGCCTGTGGTCGATGTTGTAGAGTATGTTCTTGTATTTGCACTCACAACTTGCAGCACTTCACCAGTTTGTCTGGATGAAAAACCACCAGAAGAAGCTAATCCTGTGATTGATGAACTATTGAGAACTAAAGGCATTATTCTGTTACCTCATCGAGTTGAGCTTGTGTTGGTCTAGTTAAAGTAGGGTGTTCCCACTTGGCGATATAATCACCTTTGCCATCTGAATCGTTTTGCAAATGAATTGTTCCACGAAAAGGTGAAAAATCATCATCAACTAATGATGGGTATAGGGATTTAATTTTTTCCATTAACATTATGCTGCCCTCAACAATGAACCAGTAAATTTATAAGCTGTGTAGTAGTCGGTAGTTTGTGCTGAGCCAGAGTTTTGATAAGCATAAAATTCAACATAGTCAGTTGAGCCGTTTAGATAAACAATAGCTGAACATTGGTTATACGTATAAGATGATGAGCAAGAAGCTCCACTTCCCCTAGAATAAACGCTACCATTTACAAATATTGAACCAATAGTAAGGGTTGCTGTAATTGGACCAAACCGTGCCATTCCAATAACAAGATAGTAACCAGCTACAGTTGGGGTAAAGCGGCTAGAAGCAAAATTATTGTTTGTGTCAAAGTCCTCTGTTTGAAAAAGAACTTTTGTATCAGTGCCTGATGCACAAGATACTCCTGCGGTAGGATAAGCACTAAACGCTGGCATATTGCCACTAACCATTGCAGTACCAGTTGTTGCTGGAAATGTAACTGTTAAATCTGAAGCACCATCAGCACTTACTAAGTTTAACGAACCGCCAGCAGGATTTTTTAATTTTAAATTTGCCATTATAGAATTACCCAAGTAGAACCAGCATTCAATGTTACTGAGTATGGGGCATCAATAGTGAGTGGTCCCGCAGTAAACGCATTTTGATTTGCTGATACAGTTAAGTTTGCTGTAACATTCTGTGCGTTATAATACATCACATGAACTGTTTGTGTATCAATAAATTGACCACCAGCACCTGCAGCTAACTTAGCAGAGGTAATTGAACCATCAGCAATATCAGCAGCAACAACTGCATTATCTGATATGATTCCGGATGTAATCTGTTGAATTGGCATCTATATTTTTCTCTTATTAATTCTTTTATTTATGTTAGTTGATGGAGTAAGTTACATTTGCAGTAAATGTTCCATCACCCGTAAATGTATGAATGGTGTTGCCGCCAGAACTTGTAACAGTACCACCAACTGCTCTCTGTGTACCAGAATAACGAATAATTACAACACCTGATCCACCATTACCACCATAAGATGTTAAGCCGTCATCACTGCCTCCACCGCCACCGCCTGTGTTGGATGTGCCAGCTTGTCCGTTACCTGCTGGTGATCCAGCATTTGTGCTAGCAGTTCCATTACCACCGCCGCCAGTGCCGCCAGTACCAGCTGTGCCACCAGAGCGTGTTCCTCCGCCTCCGCCTCCACCATATGTTGATGGTGATCCAGATAATGATGATGCTAAACCTGCGCCGCCATTTGGAGATGCACCAGTAGCACCAACATAACCTGCACCGCCACCTCCACCGCCATTGTATGGCGATGAATTATAGTTAGCGCCGCCACTATTTCCTTGGCCAGCGGTTCCTGTTCCTCCAGATTTTGCAGAAACAGTTGAACCACCTGCACCACCGCCAGAACCACCGTTAGAACCAACAATATTGTTTGCACCACCGCCACCACCGCCAAGGGATGCTGGAATTGTTGCAAATTGTGAATTACTTCCACTAGCACCACTACCTGCAGGAGATCCACCTAATGTGCCTGCACCGCCACCACCAACACTTACGCTATATGATGTACCAGCAACAATTGGATATGATAGTCCTGTTGCAAAACCTCCAGCGCCACCGCCTCCGCCAGAGTAACTACCTCCGCCACCGCCTCCAGCTACTACAAGATAATCTATTTTTGTTACAAATGGTAAAGATGCACTTAATCCTACAGGATATGAATATCCAGTTGGTCTGAAATTTGTTTGTGAAAATTGTTTAGTTGTATCACCCATTGCTCAAATAACCTTAATTAATAGTATATTGACCGGTGATAAATGCACCATCACCAGTAAATGTGTGAATAGTGTAACCACCAGATGATGTTACTGTTCCGCCAGTTGCACCTTGTGTTCCCGAATAACGAATTATTACAATACCTGAACCACCAGTGTTTGCACCGGCGCCGCCGCCACCTGTATTTACTGTTCCAGCATTTCCGCCAGATGCACCACCTGCACCGCCACCACCTGTGCTTGGAGTTCCAGCACCACCTGTCACGTTTGCATTGCCGCCAGCACCGCCAGCATAATATGTTGATGTGCCTGAATATGAAGATGTTGAACCAATACCACCTGCACCGCCAGTTTGGCCATTAGGATTTGGAGCACTACCGCCAGCCCCGCCTGCGCCGCCACCGCCACCACCTGCTTGAACTGTTACACCTTGTGTACCTGCACCTGTGCCGCCATTATTTCCTTGACCTGGAGTTCCTGAACCACCTGGCCCAGCACCACTATTTCCACCGCCTCCTGATCCACCTGAAGCGCCAGAAAATTGTCCTGGATTAGTATCTCCACCGCCGCCACCTCCGCCACCGCCAATCGCAGTTACAGATGAGAAAGTTGAATTTGATCCGTTTAAACCTCTAGCATTTAATAGATATGTTCCGCCAGCGCCTACTGTTACAGCATATGATGTGTTGTCTGTAACAGAAAAACTACTGCCTGTTGCAAAACCTCCAGCACCACCGCCGCCTCCGTAATATCCAGCACCAGCAGAAGAACCACCTGCGCCACCACCAGCAACCACGAGATAATCAACTGAAGTTACTCCTCTACCTGATAATCCCACAGGATAGTCATAACCAACAGGACGGCCTAATCTGCGGACACTCATTATACTACCTCAGTACCAAATGCACCAATAGAAATTGAAGAAGAACTTGTGTTAGCTGCTAAAACCATACCAGCATTTGCGGTAAGACCTAAAGTAATAGCAATTGTATCAGCTGCAGGAACAACACCACCACGAATGATGTATGTTGCAGTTGGAGCTGCTGCATTAAATTCCGAAGAATTCATTAATGCCAAACTATAAGAGGCATTAGAAGCTGTTTGATTACAAATAGTAATTGTTGAGATTACTGCTGAAGTTGCTGCAGGCACAACATACACATTAGTCTGCGTATTTGCAGATGGGTTAATTGCGCCAAGTCGTTTAAATGATTGTGCCATTGATTAAATTCCTGATAACATTAAAATATTTGTTAGGGGTGAAACTGCCAATTTATTATCTGTTACACCGCCGTCTGCCAATTCAACTGTTCCTACTGAACCTGCGGCCAATGCCGTAACTGTCGTTGATGTTCTGAAGCCTAAATGTCTAACTGAAACATTAGAAGATGCAGGAGGTGCAGAAGTAAATGTAATTGTTGTACCAGTAACACTATAATGCGCTGGTGAAATTTGATAAACACCGTCAACTGTTACCATAATGGAGTTTGCTGATGCAGGTGTTTCTTGTAATGTAAATGTTTGACCTGTACCGTTTGCGGTAAAAGTATCTTGTGTGAATTGCTTAATGTTTGTAGATAACTTAGCGTAAGAAACAGAACCATCAGGTAACTGAACTTGTGCTGTGCCATAGTTACGATATACCAAATAGACATTATTTGTACCTGAAGGAGGAGCTTCAGTAAATGTGAGTGCCGTACCAACAACAGTATATGCGACTGTTGGTTCTTGACGAACATTCTCTACAAATAAATCAATATCTGTTACATCATTAACAGGTCTTGATAGTGTGAAAGCAGTTGTGCTTCCATTACCACTAAAGCGCTCAGCATCTAGTGGTTTGCCAGATGACCGTGTTGGGTCAAAAGGTAACGATGAGTTTCCTAAGTATCCCATTTATTATGCAATCTCTAGTAATGAAACGATGGTGTCAACTGCGTTGTTTGCACTAGTTGTGATTTTAATTGAATCAGCTGCCTGCAACACAACTTTTTGGTCGCCACCAATTGGAACTAAAGAAGAACCAGTCAGAATTGGTGCATTAGAAATGATTGAATAGTCAACAGACGAACGGCGCAAGAACACATTTGCGGTTACCGTGCCGTTGGACTTATTAGATAAAGTCATTCCAATCAGAGTTGTTTGTGTAGCAGACGGACAAGTGTAAACAGTATTTGAAGTAACTTCAATGTTCACATTAGCCGTTGATTTAAAGGTATTTGCCATGTTGTGTTATATCCTTGATATTCTATTTATCTATTTATCCAAGTGCAATTGACAAAGCAACAGCGTTATCAATGGCTGTATTAGCTGTGGAAAATGCGCTATTCGCATAACTTGAAGAACTATTTGCCACCGCAAACGCACTATTACCATACGAGGCTGCGGAGTTAGCAGTATAACTTGGAGTGTTGGCCTGTAAGAAGGCCGCATTAGCATGAACAAATGCTGAGTTAGCGTATGAACCAGCAGAAGTTGCAAAGGCCTGTGCCGTTGTAATATTGCTATATAGTGCAGTATTGGCAGAGCCTGTTAAAATTGTGATATTGGCGGTTGAGAAATTACCATATGTTGCAGTTACATTACTGAGGGTTGTATTACCAGTAATGATTGTGAAACCACCAATCGAAAGATTGTTTGCAGCCGTTATAGAACCGTTGGCGATGATATCATCAAAACCAATTGAATCTAAAATAATGTTTCCTGATACTGTTACATTACCAGCAACAGTTAAGTCACCACCAATATAACCAGTAGTTGAAACATTCAGAGTGGTTACATTAGTAAAACCACCAAGGATTGTATTGTTTGCATACAGAGTATTGATACTGGCTGATGTGCGAACATTTAATTGAGCCTGTGAACCAGAAATGTCTAGTTTTGTGTTAGCAACAAACGAAGCGCCATTACCATCAGTAAGGGTATTGGCGGTTGCAATTAAATTTTGAGTTGCCGCTAACCAATGTTGAAAGGTATTGGCGGTTGTTAATTGATTAATCGCCATTATCCGTATTTCCTAATGTTAGCTATATCTTGCAATAGTGCTTTGATTTCAGACATTTCTTCTTCTATTTTGGCTAAGCGTTGTTTTGTTTCAAGTTTTTCAGAGATTTCTTTTTTTGCCATCTCTCTCTTTTGCATATAGTCTTGCAAACCAGCTCTATCTGTATTTAGAACAGCTTTGGAGTGCATATCTCTTACTAGATTGTCGTGGTCTTTTACTTTAGCAAACATATTATGCACCGGCTGGTAAAGCAATTGCACGGAAATCACGAACCTTAGGAACATCAGTAGTATCAGTTCCAGTCAATACAATCTTAATAGCAAATGTTCTAAATGAATTATATGCAGTTGAACTAGTCGTATAGTTTACAGAATTATTGGCAGAACCACCAACACCTGGCGCATATGCAATTTCTCTGTAATCATCAGGACCAGCAGAAGCAAAGTTTGCATTACTTAACTGAGTCATCAATTGCCAAGTTTTATCATCAAATGTTGCAGTATCAGCAGCAGACAGTAACTTGTAATATACACGAATGTTTGCAGCTGCAGGTTTGTATGCGGTCAAATAAACACGCAAGTCACCAGAATCAAATCCGTCAGCAAGAACCACTTTACGAGTTAGGTAACGAACATAAGAGTTACCACCAGATTTCTTATCTTCACCGTTATAGGTAATTGTTGCACCAGTACCCGGAGTTGTGTTAGCATCAACCAATGTAAATGTTGGAGATGTTTCATAACCAGAACCAGGATTTGTCAAGTAAATAGATGTTACCACATTAGCAGTAACAACGGCAGCCGCAGTTGCACCTGAACCTCCGCCACCTGTAATAGTTACAACGGCGTTGGCGTTAGTTGAGTAACCTGTTCCACCACTTGTTAATGTAATACCAGAATTACTCAATGGCAAATCATTGATAATGTTTTCAACGGCAATTACACCATATCGTGATGTGTCTAAAAATGGAGAAATATCAGGATTGGATGTTTGTAATGTAGCCTTAACAATTAATGTTGTATTACCTGTTGCTGGGTTTAATACACGGCGGCCAAAACCATCATTCATTTGGAAGTCGGTTAATGGAGTAATGTTTTTATATCCAGTCATACCACCAGTTGATTTTTCAGAATTAAACTGGTAAGATAAAGAAGTATTAGCAACAGTAACATCTGAGGTAATCAAGTGTGTTAAGTCATAGACTGTATTTGAACTTGGATAATTAATCTTAAATGTTGCTTGAACAGGATCGGTACTAAACACATAACGGAACAATCTAAACATGAGGTCTGAATTTTGGTCAGCAGTCCATGTAGAACCGTTTTGTGATAAGAACAATGAACCGCCATATGGTTGTTCAGAAATTTGACGACCACTTACTGTGTCAAGTTTACCAATTTCAGCAACATACACCTCATACTTGTTAGAGTTAGCCAACAATACAAATGAATGTTCACCTGGCTGCAAGTAGATTGGTGCATCAAACTCAAACTCTGTATATTTACTAGCAGTATCTAAGTTTGGAGATGTAGTTGTATTAACTTTATCTGGTGTCAAAGTAACTGTTGAGTAAGGATAGATTATAGAAGATGATGGGTAACCATTTGTTGCAGGACGAACCTGTAATGTAACTGGTACTGTTGTATCTTTCGATTTAAATGCAAAACGAGCCTTAGACAGGAAAATACCTTGTGGGTAATTTACTGGTGATATTAAGAATGTTTGTGCAAGTGGATCCCAATAACCAATCACAACTTGGCGACTTGTTGTAGAAGAAACAACACGATTGTCGGTTACAGAAGCTCTTTGAATTGTTGGTACAGTTGTAGAGATAATAGTATTCTCTGTTGACTGTAAAATGCCTTGTGCAAAGAATGTAGCGTCACCGTTTGTAGATGAAGAACCTAAATCGCCGGTTGAATTGTCAACCATTCTAAAGTTCTTTTCACCAACACGGAATGTTGCAGAAGGAATATTAAACACACCAGCAACATCGCCTGCCATGGTAGTTTTTAGATTACCAATTGAGTAGATAGAATCAGTAGATGGTATAGTTGTCCATGCACCAGAGATTGCTACATTTCGTGTAGCAGCTGTGTAAGTAGTAATTGTGCCTTGTTGGCCAGCACCAGTTCCACTAACAATATAGATTGGTGAACCAACATAATCAGTAGTATTATTAGCACCAAACGCATCAACATTCAATACAATAGTATTTCCAGTAGCAGAGGCTGCATTACCAGAGTAGTGGTCATAGCCAACAACACGAACAGTTGTTCCTGTTGAAGAACCAACCAAGTTCATTGTAGAACCGTTAAGTGCAGAAGATGGGTTAACACTAATAATAAATGCTTCAGTATTAGATGTGCGAACAACATATGCAGTAGCATTAGTTGTGCTAGTTGCAGTATTAACTACTGAAACTGTTTCTGGATTGCCAATCTCAGTTCTGAAACCAAGATTATTTGTGGCAATTTTAAATTTGTTAGCACGAGCAACATACTTGTCAATATTAACATTATCAAAGAAAGAATATAATGTGGTATCTGGTTTAAAATCAGAACCAGTAAATAACACATTACGATTTCTCATGTAAGGAATAATAGACACATCAACAACACGGTCACCCAAAGATTGAGTAATTGTGGTTGGAACAACAGTTGTTTTAACACCAGTTCTTGTTTGTGATGATGATGTTGTTGTTGTTTCTGTACCGTAAACCACTTCATATCGGCCTGTTGCACCTAACCAACCACGATATGCAGGACTGTCAGTTGTTGTTCCAGTCCAATATGTTGACCAATCACCCCACTCATATGAGTAAGCGTTGGCAGTAATTATATTCCAAGCATCTTTGTCACCTTGCAGATTAACAAGAACATCTGGTTGTTTATTAGTGTCAATCCAAATATCAGACGCTGGGTCTAATTGAATTTTACCTAAGAAGTTAATCACATTGAATGGATTAACATTGATTGATTTGGAAGCTTTGTTTTGGTCAATAAATGCTGAGTGTGCAGCATTAGCAGTAACCAAAGGACCGTTCTTCATAAAGTTGCTTGAAGTGGCGGAATCAAATGTTAATAAATGTGAAGATATGTTAAATGATGGACGCAGTTCTTTGTTCTTAGGGTCAATAGACGATAAGTAATCATTTTTTGCCACATCAGCTACAGAGTGGCCATCAAATGCATCAACCAAAATACCATTCTTAAATCGTGGTAAATTTGTGCTATCAAGTATTGTTAAATCTTGTTTGTTAACAGCAGATTGTTCTAGCAATGACAATGATGTATAATATTCTAAGTTTTCAACACGCTTGTCGATTGCACCAATATCACGCATTGTATAACGGCGATTGTCTTTGTATTCAACTCTAATTAAAGATGTATTGGCAACATACGCAGGTTCACGCAAGGTATACAAAGTCATTGCCCCATCTTTGTCTTTTGGTTCAACAGGAGTTAGGGAAGGAATGCCTTGAACTACCTCAAATGTTCTGTCTTTGTTTAATACTACCTTGTCAATTCTTGGTAAGTAGTATTGATAGTTTAGAATGATGTCGGAACCATTCTCAGGAATCTTAGGACCAGTCGTGGTTGAATCAACATCGAATGTGACGGTGTTTGCTGTTGTTGTGCTTGTTGGCGTTGCTCGGACAGGCCTAAAATCAAGGCAATCCGAAAGTTGGTAATTGTTGCCTGCACCAACAGATGAATATGTAGGAATAGAACCATAATCATACCCACTATAAGAATCAACATCAAAGAAACCAGCACCAGACGAACTGAATCGGTTATATTTAACGACTAGGGGTCCAACAGGAGTTGCTACACCAGCTTTCAAACTAATAGAAGCATGGTCATAATAAGAATCTCTTTGACCATTATCTAATGTATAGCGTGAAGTAATATCTGTTGCAATAGCAGCATTAGCAACTGTAATTTGATTGCCATTAAAATCTAATACTGAAGAAACGGCTACAACATCAGACACAAATAATGATTGTGCAGTTGCAGGTGTTTTAACAACAGTATTGGCCATAATGTGAGTTTGGCCTTGTGAAGCATAAAGAATTACGCCGTTATTAGCAAACAACGCTGTGCCGCCACTTGTTTGAACGGTTGCATTTGCAGTTGCAAAAGTTTTTGTTTTTGCTGATGGATTTGAAGAATCAATCGTTGCAACAATATTAGCAGTCATATTGTTACCAGAAGTAACAGTAATTTTACGAGTGCCTGTATCTACTGTAAATAGATTAGAAGGAATAATTTGACCAACAGTATATGGCGAAGTACCAGAAGCTGTTACAACAACTGTATATTTTTCGTTTTTACTTGAAGTGCTTACAGCAGCAGAAATGGCTTCACCAGTACCTACTGAAAGTGTAGGTGATATTGAAGATGAAAAAGCTTGTGCTTCATACATTCTCTTATATGAGAAAGACAAATTACCAATAGTTCCACTAGCAACATAATTTTGACCAAGTGGCAATAATAGTGGCTCTAACTTAGTATCTGAAATAAATGTGTCATCGTAAGTTGTTGCTGGGTCTTTAGAAGCACCATCAATATCAGCAGCTGCAACACGAGTTGTTCCGCTTGTAACAGCTAATGATTTAATATCATTAACTTCAAAGTCAATAGACCAAGTTGATGTTGTATTTGTTGTAGCAATAAATTGTTGAGATAATGTGATAACACCAGTAGCGCCATTATAATTTGTAATATATTTTGGAGTTTCACCAGCACCAGGACCAGCAATGATACGAAGTTTAGCACCAGTATATGCATTGTTCTGTGTAGAATAATATTGTCCAGCACCAGTATTGCCAATTGTAATTGTTGTGGTATTAGATGTTAATACATTACCTGTTAATGAAGAAACATTAACATCAAACAAATAAGTGCGATATTCATATGTAGCAGAGTTTGATGTGTTTGAAGCTGCTTCAAATTCAATACTTTTTACACGAGCAGTACCAATCTTTGTATTAGTAATTGTGTTTGTAGATGAAACATTAATTGAACCATTTGATACACAATGCAAATCAATAGTAGCTAAACTATTAATTGGAAATGTACCAAAGTGTGTATTTGAATAAACATAATAACCATAGTCAGAAGAAATGCGTTTATTAGAAACATTATCTGTTGTTCTTGGTTTATTAAATGTAATTGTTGTTGGTCCAATTGTTTCGTGTTCGTAACCATAGACATATGCTTTACCTGGCGACAATACAACATTGGCTTTTGCGGTATTAGCAGCACTTGTGTCTAATGAAAGTTTAAATGGTCTTACTGTGTAGTTACCAGATTCATCGTAAGTTCTACGAGCAAGAGTATCTTCTAATACCGCATACAATGGGTATTTTACAGAATAGGTTAATGCGCCTTGTTCAACACGAGCAAGTTCAATAAATTGTGTATCATCGGTAGAATCTAAAGCACGAGTTGATAATACTAATGAAATTTTGTAGCGGTCGGAACCAGGTGCTTGAAAGTTTGAAGCATCTTGAGCAGGATCCAACAACGAAGTGTCTTGTGTATATTCTACAACAGCTTCAGTAACTTCAAAACCAATTCTTGCATTAGCTGTTGCGTTATTATATTTTGATGTGGCAATAGTTTGTGCATCGTTCTTAATGAAGAAACCATCGTAATAGAATACACCATCATTTACAGAAAATGTTTGGCCTGTTCCAACACCAGATGTTGAAACATTAGCATATGCAGGCGCAGTTTCAACTGTGGAAATTTTATCTCCAGAAGCAAAAGCAGTACCATAAATCTGTTTGACTAATAGTGTTTTTGGATCACCTGTACCAGAATCAGCATCATAAACAACAACAACTTCACCACGCTTTGTTCCTGTGGAATCAGTAATTGTTTTACCATTAAAATTTGTTACAGAAACAGCTAAACCAGAATAATCGGTATCTAATTTTAAGTATGTAGCATTTTGAAGAAAAGTTTGACCACCAGTTACAAGAGAACCATTTTTGAAAACATTATTACCAAAACGACTAATTTGGCTCTGTAAAAGAGTTTGTAATTGTGTTAACTCACGAGCTTGAACAGCATAACCTGGCTTAAACAATAGACGAAGAAACTTTTTAGCTTCATCGAAGTCGTCATAGTATGGGTTGACATTAAAATTAGTATTTAACGACATTAAATATTTTCCTTAGAATCTAATAACAAACTTAACATTTTCAGCTTGTCCTTCTGCTCTTTCAACTTTTTGTATATTTTCAGCATACATGATATCGCCACTATATGGTTGGAACTCTGGTAAATTTTGTTTAACAATTGTTCTGTTTACACCAGAACTGGCACCAATCAAAATACCACCAACCGCAGCTTGACCTCTAACTTTAGTCAATCTAACTTGGTTTGAAGATTGTGCATTAACAAAACCATAAAAATAGGCATTGTTTGCAGAACTACCTTGGTAGACAAATTCGTTCAATGTAAAATCAGTACCTGCGACCAATGTCAAATTGGTTGTTTGTGAGATAACAGTATTTGCATTAGAACTTGTTACTGGTGATGTTTCACCATATTTATATGGGTCCCGTAGAAGGCCATATTGTCTAAATGCTGTGCTAGTGGAAATAAGTCCACCTTCTGTTGAATCTACCAATCCAATCTTATCAGCAACCATTACATTTCCGCCATTCAATTCTTTAGCGGGATTGTATGCATGGCCGTATTGTGGAGGTAAAGCAACACGAACATTTGCTCCCGTTCCAGAACCATATACAATAGCATTTGCATATGTATATCCTGATCCTGTCACATCTACTGTAATCTTTGAAATGGCACGACTGGCAATTGTTGCAGAAGCTTCTGTACCAGAACCATCACCACTAACATAAACTCTTGTTGTAAATGTTAAATTGTTTGCTACTGTTCCGCCACCGTTTGCGGTTGTGGCAGTAGAAATTGTAATTGTAGAGCTAATAGCATTAACTGCGGTAACTAAAGTGGATGTTGCAATACCTGTTCCACTAACATACATATTTGCAGCCACATTTGTTGTGTTGGCCAAATTAATTGATGTTACGCCTGGACCAAATGCAGTAGATAAAATAGAAGGTTCCGCATATCCAGTTCCACCATTTGTAACAATAATAGTGGTTAATTCACCATTTACAACATCAGCAGAACTCACATTGTAATCTAATTTTGATGTGGAAATTGGTGCTGGCATCCAATCGGTTGTCAAAAACTTATTAGAAGGTTTGACATTATACATATACTTCCAAATGTAACCGTCAGCAGTTTTAATTGTACCGTTTGCGGTGGTGTAATCACCAGTTGGCATAACAGTAGAATTAGCGGAAGCGTTGTTTGACAAACACTTATAGACATTTCGGTCTGTGGTAATAACATACATTGGTTTAACATTCAATGTTGTATTGCCGGTTGTCAAATCATCTATTGTAATTAAATCATCATATTGTTTGTATTTTGTGGATCCTGTCCAATTGACCCTAGGAACAACCAATTCCACATCGTTACCAGTAACTTTTTTGGCTGCAAACATATTGTCCCAAACTGTCTTTTCATCGGATGTAGAATCAACGATGGAGTTTGGTGACGATTCGTTTGCATAAGGAACATGGTTTCCAATAAAAACATAACCAACTGTTGCAGCTGGTTCTGAGAACGATTCTTTGAATTGTTCTGCGTTATTGAACGAGAGTTTCTTTGAGGTATAAAAAGTTGCCATATTAATTCTTTATTTATGCCACTATTATTAAATCTTGAACATTTGATGTATATGTAAATGGTGTGGAAACTGTCAATAGGGTATTACTGTAAATGGCATTAACCGTTCTAATTTCAGAGTTAACCGCAATCTGTGAACCAACAGTAATGATTCCAGTAACCACATTAAACAATGTGCCTGTTCCCATCACATACATACTGCCGTTTGTGTTTACAGTACCAGCAACACTATTGCTTATAGTTATGCTACTTCTGGAAAGATTGTTTGCGGCCACAACCTCATCAATTTTAAACTCCGCATATTCCACAAAACCTGCTGGATGAATAAGGTTTTTAAAGACATCTTTAAATTTACCAAATTCAACTTTAGAAGAAAGAACATAGGCATAATCAATATAGAAATTACGACCTTGAATAACCCTTTCTGAAGCAGAAAGAATAGAATCGGATGTTGTCCAACGACCAGGAAATTCAACATAACTAGGTTCAACTGAAGCATTGGCTCTTGCAGCTCTATTACCACTTCCAGTCAAATCAATTTCTGGTGGATATTCATATCCTTGACCAGCATCAACAATACGAATCTTTAAAATTTCACCAGGATTTTTGTCTGCCGTTGCAAATAGATTTTCACCATCACCAAGTATTCCTTGGACTGCAATATTAGCATTTGCACCAGATGTAGAAGATACTGTTACAGAAGGAAGTTTATCAAAAGCATAATTGATACCACCAATTGGCAACAATTCAAATTTACCAAGTTTTCTATTTGTTTCAGTATAACCAAAATTTACATTGGTTGTCAATGAAGTATTAGAACTAATAGCATTAACCCAACTGATTTGGTTGTTAACCATAATCTGGTCACCAATCTCCAATTCTCTTTGAAATAATGTGCCTGTTCCAGTAAGAGTGTTTAATGTTGAAGTAACATTAACTGTGCCAGTAAGTCTTGGTGGTTGTAATTGAACTTTAGTAATTGCACCACTTGTAGATACATTAGTTACAGCAGCAGCTGCACCAAAACCAAACGACATTGGTTGAGTTAATGTAAATACAAGTTCGTCACCAATGGCATAGTTTGTTCCGCCACTATTGATTGTTAATCTACCTAAAGAGCCTGTTGAATAAACGTGCTCAACTTCTCCACTTGCCGTGTAAGGTGCTGAATCAGCATCTAAAGTTGGAACAGTAGAGAAAATTGCGTTAGCAAAAAGAATTGCCACATTGGTAATTGGACCAATACCAGTTAATGGTGCAAATGTAAAAGCGTCAATTAATCTTGTTGCAACATTTTCCGTAACAGCACTTGGAAATCCATAGTTTGCATCACTAATTGTTTTTGTGGTATAGTCACCAATTTTGTCTGTATTAACAATAAAACTATTAGCTGCATTGGCACCTGAAGTATCAACTCCGTCAATTGCCAAAACTAATGAAGCATTTGCAGTTGTACCAACCAAGTTTACATTTGAACCAATTTTAAAACCTGAACCACCAGCAAGAACACGAATTTGATTAATGTAACCAGAGAATACTTCTGAAACCAATGCTTCAGCTTGTTTAACAGCATTACCACCAGTAATAACTACGGGGTCACCAACATTATAACTTGCGCCACCATCAATAACATTAATAGTTCTTAAAATTGATAATCCTAAAACTTCAATATAAATTAATGTGGAATCATCAGGATCAATAATAGTTAATGTTCCAACTTCACCATCGGCAAATTGACCAACCAAAGTTTTTGTATTTACATATAATTCAAATGAACCAACACCATTAACCGTTTTTTGGCCAGTTCTTTCAACAATAGCATATGCATTAGATGTTGTACCAACAACTTTTCTATTGTTTAATAGTTCATAATTAAAATTATTATAAAGAATTCTTATTTTAGCATTACTACTTGGTGCAGTATTGAATACAAGTTTGCGGCTTTCTTTACGAATTCTAAAATTAGTTGTCTGAATAACATCATCCACATAAACAACAATTTCAGTAGAATCAACAACTTGTGCTAGTTTGAATATAGTTGTTGTACCGTTGCCTGTATAGGTGCTGTAAACATCTTGTGAAATACGAAAGGCTTTTTCAATTAACCACTTACCATCTGAAGCTTTAAGAACACTTGATTTGGGTTGAATAACTTCCACATCTTCATTGAAAAGAAGTCTGAATAGAAGTTTAAATGATTTTTCATTACCTTTAGCAAGATACAAAGGCAATAAATTTTTAATTAATAAAGCTTTATCAACAGCAACTGTTTTTGGAACTAAAGAAGCGTAAGTATTAAAAAAGTTATCTTCAAATTGAACAATAGATGAATCAACATCAGAAACATACCGCAAATCTTTAGCTTGCGATGTTAAATCATTATTTTTGCCGGTTTGTTTTGTTTCCAAAAATTCATAATATGCTTCCAAAAAAGCAATAAAATTAGGATATTCTTCCCGAACAAACTCCGGTACCTGACGATTAATCAGTAAGGAGGTCTTTTGATTGGACATTATTTGCTAATTTTTTCTAATGTTGTTGATATGGCAGTTGGATCATCCACATCAATAGTAAGAATTGTATCTCTTGTCGATTGAAGATAACCTTTTTCAATCTCAATTGATAGGCGAATTAATTCATCATTCGAATCAATTCTTATAAAACGAATATTATTAATAGTAACAATACCATTATTGTAGTCAATTGTTCCAGCATTTGAATTAATAATCTGTCTTTGTGCTAATGTATCGTAGTAAATTGTTCTAAGTGTGCCTGTTCTACCATCAATAACAGCTACAGCTTCTGCGCCGTAACCACTACCGCCTGTAATTGAAACAGTAGCACGAGTATAATCTGTACCACGATTTGTGATATTAATTGTTTGAATTCTTCCATTAACAATTACAGCTTCAGCAGTTGCACCAGTTCCATCACCATTAATTGTTACTGTTGGAGTTGTTGTGTAGCTTGAACCAGGATTTGTAATTTGAATTTCCGAAACGCCTGTATAAGATTGTGGTGTTTCTTCAAACAACGCCGTTCTTAATGTTCCTGTTAAATCATATACTGCAAATTGTGTTGATGTTAATTTATTGGTAATTGTACCACGATGCAAAGGAACATTAAATTTAATTTCATAACTTACTGATTTATCTAATTGTGGTTGAAATCTTTTTTGAACTCTTGTTGTTGTTCTTACACCAACAACAGCATTAGGATTTACTTGATTAATGTCAGCCTCAACATCAGAAGCAACATATATTGTTCCAAATTTATTTAAATAAGTGGTATTATAATTTAATATTGCTTGTTTAATAGATTGTTTTAATGCAGTTTCAGTAGATGTTGTTTTTCTTGGGTCATATTGGACATCATTTTCCAACAACAAATACAAATATTCGGCATCACGAATTTCAGTTTGTACCGAAATAATAGATTTTGGATTAATAATTTCCGATACAATTCTAGCTTTCTCTGTTTCAGAAATATAATAATTTGCTTTTGGTTTTAAAGCTACATATACTTTACCATAAACTTTAGGAATCTCATCTTCTCCACCCCAAACAGAAATTGAATCGACACTTGGGTAATGATTTTTAATATATGATTCATAATCTTTTACTGTAACCAAACGATTCTGTGTGGCATATTGTGCTTGTGCTGAGAATTTAATATTATCAACAGATTCACGGTCTGAACCACCAGAAGCAGAAATGATTGGAGTAATTGTAAAATTTGTTTGAGAAACACTTAAAGAATCTGTTAGTGTAGCAGTTGCAATAAAATTATTTGCTTTATTGGCCGCAGTACCATTGGTAACCAAATATCTTACAGATACGGTTGCACCATCAGGCAAAGATTTACCTACATCATCGTTACCAAAATAAATTTCATATTTTCCGTTGCGACTTTCTTGTAAGAAATAAACTTCAGATGTATTAGAAACATCCAAAACATCAGTAACTTTGCTATAAGTGGAAGTTGCAGTATTGGCAGATTGTGGTGTTACTACAACTTTAATTGTGTTAGTATCAATACCTTCATCAGGTAATGTAAAAATTTGTTTTGGATTTGAAGCTGCATTATATCCAAAGCTATAAGTAATTAATTGACCTTCACGAATTTCAAGGTTATCGAAATAATAACTTGTATTTGATTTGGTAACTGTTGTGTCATCCAAAACAACAAAATTGTAGGACTTATTATCAATTTGATTTGATAAGAAAGCAAATCCTGATGGAATAGTTAATGTTGCTGGTGTTGTTGAACCAGATGCAACTTGAAAATCAATAGTTGCAGTTGGTGCAGTAGTTGAATATGGTGTGTAACCCAAAGTCTTTGCGTGTGAAACGGCAGAATCACGCAACAAAGCGGTATCTAAAAATGACTCATTTGCAACCATGTTAAGGTAATAAGCATTATAGTGGGTGTTGTATGCCAAGATATCCAACAAAACAGAAAGGCCAGACCCTTCAAAGTCATAGTCTGTAAACTCTGTTTGTTGATTTAAAAAGGTCTTTAAATTCGACTTGATTGTATCAAAATCAAGTTCGGTAACTCTTAAACGGTCTGCCATTTTATTATCTAATCCGCTCTAAAAAGAAATTGATTGAAATTGGATTTGGGTTATTAATGATAAAAAACTCCAATAGTATTTTATATCCATTATCGTCTGGTGCTGCTGAGGCTATTACTTTTGACACTTTAACTCGTGGTTCAAAATTGCTAATAGTTTCAACTATATCTCTCTCAATCTGTGCAGCTGTAACAGAATCTACTTGTTCAAACAAAAGACGGCGAATATTACTACCAATTTCTGGTTGAAATGGACGCTCATAATGATTAGTTAGAATTAAATTCTTAACTGAATTAATTACTGCGTATTCGTTTTTGTGAGTGTTAATGTCTTTACGAATTGGATGAATCGTAAACGCTAAATCCAAATCTTTAAACGACCTTGCACTTTCTATGTCTATTGTTGCCATATCTTATTTATTCGCCTAAACTGGAGGGCCGGTGTTTCCACCTTGTGGATCCGAATGAGTATGTGTATGTAAACTTGTGCCTTGAGCAACTACATCACCTGTAAACGAAGCGGAACCGTTGACTGTCATATTACCACCGCCGCCACCAGTTCCTGTTGTGATTCCTTGGCCAACTAAAATATTTTTACTTACTGTGGTTTGACCCGTAACATTCAAATCACCAGTTAAATTTAAGTTTGGTGTTGTAGCATTTACATCACCAGTAACATTCATATTCACGCCACCACCAATAATTGCCTTAACATCACCTTTAATATCTGCGGTAACATTACCATTAACATAGATGGCAACATCACCCTTCACATATATTGAATCGTTTCCGATTACTACTGTGAACTTATCTTTTTCAATGCGTTCCGCTCTGTCTCCAGCAGGTCCCCATTCGATGTAAGAGCCCGAGCGATGATACAGATGAACTCTCTCTGCATCCTTCGTGTCATCGAACTCCAAAGCGTGCCCACTTTCTGATTCATGGACATTATTATATGGGTATTTTGCCGCATAATAGGGGTCTGGTTCTACCTTGTCTGCCTTCTTTGCCTTCTTTAAGGAAACAATTGAATCATCTATCTTTTCATTTCTTGCCAAGCGTGATGTGCTTGGTTCATCTATTCTTCTTGGATAACCTGTTGCACTTTCATTTGGTTTAACTGGCGCAGAGGTTAATTGGTCACCTGTTCTTGGGTCTGCAAATGCTTCTTGTGCGTTTGCAGCCTTCAATGCAATACCAGGAAATACACCCATAATAACTGGCTCTTGTGCCGCTTCTCCGTCTGTAAAGAATCCAATAACCATATCACCTTCTTTTGGTGCATACGGGTTTGTATTATTTACAGGTAACATAGGCATAGCCCATGGCAACTGGTCTGTTGGTAATTGCATTTTGTTATCAGCATTCCAACCAACAGCTCGCACACGCACACGACCCATCTTTAGTGGGTCTTGTCTATCTTCTACAACACCGACCCACCATGTGAATCCGTTTTTACCAGCAAAATCTTTATCGTTTTCGGCCATATCAATAATCTAAAATGTCAGCGTTTTGAGCAGAATCACTCGTTTCAACAAATTCTTTTTCTGTTGATGTAGTAGCAACTTCAATAATTGTTTCATGTTTTTCTAAACCAATAATTTGTCGAGAAGCAATAATAATATATTTACCACTTAAACTATCATCGGTATTATCATCACCCATTTCTTTTTGTGCCATATTAGGTAACATAACATTAACATTTAAACCAGACGTCAATTGAAAGTTACCAGGCATTGCAAACTTAATTCTTTTTTCCATTAAATTAGCAAGAATAGCTTTTCTTTGAAACAAATAATTTTCATAATTCTCTTGTTTCTGTAATGAATATGGGTCGTTTTGTTTGATGTATGAACTTAACTGTTTAGCTGCACTAAAAATACTAACCGTTTTCTTAGAATCAAAAGCTTCTTGATTACTTAAACCATCACGGTTTTTAATGTTAGTTATATTTGGTGTTTCATTACCGTGATCCATACTGTTATAGTGGTCACTAAATTTAATGTTCTTTTTGGCAACTGTTCTGGTCATTGGATCAAAACCAACAAATTGACCAGCATTAACACCTTCTCTTGTTTTTTTAATATTGTCAGACTGAGTTATAACTTCATAACCACGAGCACTACTAATTTCATTTATTGCACCAGAATCACTTAAATTTTTAATTTGATATTTAATATCAAGCACTTCATCTTGTGTCAATAAAGTAGATAGTGAAGCAAAATTATATCCAATCATATTTTGAAAGAACATAAAATTAGGAGATTGTTTACTATCAACAGCTCTTTTTGCACACCATTCAATTGCTTCAAGTGGTCTTAAATTTGGTATAGTGATATTACGGATACCTGAAGTTAATTCGTAAACACCACCAGCATTATTTTGTGGTACTTTTAAATAATTTTCTAAAATCTTTTTAACAATATCGGAATAGGTGCCAGTAAAAGATTGATTAATTTTTTGTTGGTCAGAATACATAAACTCATCGGCAACAAAATGAAGAATGTAAGTTTCAGAACCACCATTTTCTTTTCTGTTGGATTGCTTATAAATTCTAAAAGCCTTCTTAAATTTACCAATATCAGAATTTTCATCCTTTGATATGTCAATTAGTAAGGCTTCAGAACCATCAAAAGATAATTTACTTGACAAACCAACGGCATCAGTAACTAAAACACTACCACTCATAACTGGCATAAGGATTGAATCATGGATATTCAATTCATCAAAAATTGATGTGATATCAATACCACCAGATTTAGTTACAATAACCAGTTCATTTATCGTAAACTGTGTTGATTTCTGTAAAGAAAATTCCATTATTTAATCACTTTTTTAAATTCTTTTTCTACTGAAGAAACAAATTCAGGTTTAAGCAATTTAATTTCTCGCTTAGTATCATTTAAATCAACTTCATATTGGTAATATGATTCTTTTTCTTTTGTAACAACTTGTGTAATAGTTGTGCCATCATTTAAGTTAAATGTGTTTGTGCTTTGAGTTACATTAGCATATGTGTTGGAATCAACTTTTAATTTTTCAATAGTTTGTGTACCATCAAAAGATGTTCTTGTAACAATTTTATAGTAGGCATGAACATTATTTGTATCCATTGCCCAAGCTAATCCAGTTTGAACTTTAGTATTTGCTGAACCATTTGCCGTGTATTTGGCGTCAACATAATTTACCAATGTTTTTTCATTTAATGGCCAATCATATTGTGCATCAAGAATATCATTGAACAGTAACACAATCCAATGTCTTTCAGAATTATCGTAAAATTTACGAGCAATAATTTCTGGAGTATCAGATTCTTGAATGTTATATTTGTAAAATGCCGATGAATTCTGTTTTAACGAGTTTTCAAAACCAAACCGAGCAGTAATATTGGTAACACTATCTAAACCAGTATTGTTATTGTTGGCACTATAAAATGTTTTAGGAAAATAATTAAAGTATTTTGCCATATTAATTCTTAGCCTGTGAGTTGCCTTCTTTCCATCTAAAATCAGATTTTGTAAGGTAAGTGGTTTCTTTAAATGACAAACTAACTTTCATGGCTACTGGCATACCTGTGCGACCTAAAGACGGCTGCGACTCATTAGGCACTTCATATGCCGAGAATCCGTTTGGTGCATAGTCAACATTAATTGTTTCCAAAACACAAGTTGAAATTGGAGGAATGTTGGGGTTTTGTGTGCCACCATAGTAGAACTTAATATCAAATTCAGATGGAGGAATTAAAAATCCAGAAGCACCTTTTACTAATTCTGGCGCTTGGTGAAAACGCAAACGCTCTACTATTCGCTGAACTTCAAGAGCTTCTTTTTCATCTCTTGGATAAAATACAAAATCAAATGTAAATGTTCTAAAATTTGGTGACTTATAAATCATTTCAAGCATTGGATTTCTAACTGCACCAGTAACAGCGGTAAATCCTAATCTTGCAGTATTTTCTCCAACTAAACCACCAACACCAGCTCGCACCACATCTGCACCCTCATAATACGCACTTTTACCAGCGCTTGCACCTGCTTTTCCTAAAGATTGTAATGCACCTTTGCCAGATTGAAAAGCTTCTTTTGCGGAACTACCAGCCGCTAATACTTTACCACCTAATTCATTACCTAATTCCATTTGGTCATAGGATTGTGAATAAGTATAGGATAAAGAGTCTGGCATATACAGAGCAATAGCGTCTGTTGTCAAACTTGTAATTTTTAAAAAGCTTTGATTTGTAATGTTTTTGATTGAGGTATCAATAACTGATTTTGTTAGAGCAGAACTTCCACCAAATGTAACACCTGTTTGACCAAAAAGATTGTTTATACCACCAACAACACCATTGTATGCATCACCAAGAAATCCTGAAATTGTACCACCAAGATTGCTAGTATTTACTTTACTAAGAAGGTCACCGCCAATGGCAGTGTTTAATTTATTTTGTGCAGCTTGCAAACCACTTTGAATTTCTGCTTTTGCTTTGTTCTGCAAATTGTTAGCAGCTGCTGCAAAACCAGCATTACCGGCAGCAAAAGGAGTAGTTTTAAATGAACTTCTATCCTGTTGGCGAATATAAATCATTAGGTAATGGCCTTTATCTGCATTACCAATATCTAAAGGATAGCGATATGTGTTTTTTTCAAACTCACTACCAACAAGCTTGCCAAGAGGGCCAACTTTTGATACCACATTTTTATCAAAAGAAATATCGGAGAAACCGAAAAGTGACATATATTTTCCACGGAAAGGGTTAACTAGATACTATTTATGTCATATCGAGGATGGTTTAAACCAAAAAACCCACAAAAATATAAAGGCGATGCTACAAATATCGTCTATCGGTCAACGTGGGAAGTGCGTGTAATGAAATGGTTGGATGAACATCCAAGTGTAATATGGTGGGGGTCTGAAGAATTACCTATCCCTTACATATCTCCAGTAGATAATAAGAAACACAAATACTTTCCAGACTTTATTGCAAAGATGAAATTGAAGGATGGAAAAGTGATGACCTACATTATTGAAGTCAAACCATTAGCTCAAACCAAGATGCCCACGCAAAAGAAAAAGACTAGACGGATGATTCAAGAAATGGCAACCTTTGCGGTCAATCAAGAAAAGTGGAGAGCTGCTGATATCTTCTGTCAGGAACATGGTTGGAAGTTCCTATTGGTAACAGAGAAGGAATTAGGTATCTAACTTAAAACCGGACACCGATACTTATAAGGTTCCGCCATCAAAATCAAGGTAATCTTAAGCCTTATTTTTTTAGTATAAATAGACGATATGGCTTACTTAATCCAGCGAATCAAGGAAGAACTAGAGAAATCTGGCCATGAATCCAGAACTAGTGAAGCAAGAGATTGGCTAAAAGCAAAGGTTAAAGACTTGAGTCCTAACCGCACGGCATTGATGAAAGACCGTGAGAAATTAAAAGATAAGTCCATATTGGGTCGGATGTATTTTTACTTCTATGACGCAAAAACGAAAGATATGTTGCCATATTACGACAGGTTCCCATTGGTTATACCAATTGAACGATACCAAGACGGTTTTTTAGGACTGAATTTACATTATATCAGTCCAAAGCAACGTGTCATTCTTTTAGACAAACTGAGTCATTTTTTGAATAACCATAAGTATGACGAAACGACAAAGCTTCGATTAACTTATAATGTTCTTAAAAATGCCAGCACAATTTACGAAGGTCTTCCTTGTATTAAGAAGTACCTTTACAAACAAGTCAAAAGCAGATTCTTAGAGATTACTGCCGATGAGTGGGATATTGCCGCCTTAATCCCATATGAGTATTTTGACGGCGCAACGAAAAACAAAGTATGGACAGATTCTAGGAAAAAATTCTAAATGTCATTTTCACCAAATTTATTTTTATCGAATATAAGAGCAAAGGACGGACTTGCAAAGCCTTCTCGCTTTGAGGTTATTCTTCCTATTCCACCATACATCAATAGTTTTGTTGGCAATTCAATCATTAATAAGATTTTGAATTTCCCTAACTCTGTATTCACCGATGTGAGTGATGCCATTGGTTCGGCGTTTGGTCGTCAAGGAACACAAGACGAATATTCAAAGACATCCAATTCTTCTTTGTCCAGATATTTAGCATTACAATGTGAAAACGCTGAATTGCCTGGTAAAACATTACAGACAGCTGATGTTAAGATTTACGGTCCCATATTTAAGGTACCATATCAAACACAATACGCTGATACAGCACTTACATTTTTATGTACCAATGAGTTCTATGAAAGAAAGTTATTTGACCGTTGGATGGAATCAATTCATCCAGGCGATACAAATAACATGAGATTTCCAAAAGGTGCTCAATCACGGTACATGACAAACATTAAAATTATACAGTATGATGAGTTTATTAAACAGATTCATGCTGTCGAATTGATAGATGCTTTTCCAATTGGAATTGCACCACAACAGTTAAGTTGGTCAGAAGATGGGTTTCATCGTCTATCAGTCCAATTTGCTTATCAAAAATACCGCACCATTTACGAGGGGTCTTATGACCTGGCTGCGGCTGCAACTGCGTTATTTGGTAGTGCTGCTGTGTCAGCATTGCCATTAGGTAGGGCGATTACTAGTAGAATTTTTTAATTATTAAAGCGAGGTTATTATGCTACCAAAGTTAGACATTCCAACATATACGGTAAAACTGATATCATCTGGTAAAACTATCAGATATCGTCCGTTTCTTGTGAAGGAACAAAAATTATTTTTAATGGCTTCTGAGGCAGATGATGCTAAAGAAACCATTAATACTATCCGTCAGGTATTGAAGAATTGTATTTTGGATGAGATTGATGTTGACAATCTTCCAACATTTGATTTGGAATACTTGTTCATGCACCTGCGTGCTAGGTCAGTAGAAGAAGTTGTAGATTTAAAATACAAATGTAACAATGAGGTTGATAACGAAGAAGGTGTTAAGGTTAAATGTAATGGCTCAGTTTCTTTCAAATTGAATATCCTTGAAGTAGAACCAACAATCAATCCAGAACACACTAACAAGGTTCAGCTAACTGAAAATCTTGGTATTTGCCTAAAATATCCTACTTTTGAGATGATTCAAAGATATGATACGATTAGCGAAGAAGAAGTTATGACTAAAATTTTGGTTGATTGTATTGATTACATTTATGATAAAGACCAAATCTACTATGCCAAAGATTCTACCAAAGAAGAATTGGAAGAATTTGTAGATAACCTACAACAAAAAGATTTAGAAAAGATTAAAAAATTCTTTGATACAATGCCTGAAATCAAAAAAGATGTCCACTTCAAATGTCCAAAATGTGCATATGAAGAAGATATTACGATTAAGGGTCTCCAAAGTTTTTTCGTCTAATTTTTCGTTATGATACATTAGGTAACTACTATCAGACAAACTTTGCTTTGATGCAACACCACAAGTATAGTTTGACTGAGCTTGAGAATATGTTACCTTGGGAAAGAAATATTTACCTGAGTTTATTGATGAAGTACCTTGAAGAAGAAAGAGAACGAATTAAATTGCAAAAACAAGCGAAACGATAATGGCAAAAAAACCTATCCTCGAAGCTTTAGCACAAGAACTTGGTTACAAGGATGCTAAAGCCTTAAAAAAGAAAATGTCCGAAGGGCATGGTGATGACTTTTCGGGTAGTGTTAAAAGTCGTCTTGAGGAAGGTGCCGGTTTTGGTGAAGCAATTACGGGTGGGTTCTCTGATGCTAAAAAAGGACTTGAAAAGAAATTAGACCCAAAAAATATTAAGAAACAATTTATTAAGGGTGCATTTGGTGGAGATGATATACTCTCTGCCTATATGCGTGGTAAGTTTAGAGATAAGTCTAAAGATAATAAAGAAGGAGATGAAAACTCTCCTTCATCAGCAGGTTCAGTTGAATCTGGTAGTTTTTCCGAATTAAATTCTTTCCTAAAAATTATTGCTAAAAATGCCTTGTCATTACATTTGATGGCAAGAGATATGAATGTGCTTCGTCAAAACATAGTTAAACTTGTTAAGATGGAAGCAAAAGAATACAATAAAAATAAAAGTAAAAAAGACCAAATTGAAGCAAGAACTGGTGCAGATAGTTATTTTCTTAAAGCTGATGAGGCTGAAACCAAATTAGAGGTTGATAGGCAAAAATATGCGCCTAAACCAGTAGCTAAAGAAGGTGAAAAGAAAGAACCAGAAAAAGAAAGTGGCATATTAGATACAATTCTTGGATTCTTTAAAAATGGATTACTTGCAGGAATTATGTCTATTTTTAGTCCGGCTAATCTATTAAAAGTTTTAGGTAGAGTATTTGTAATTGCAACGATATTTGCTGCTTTATTTCAAGGCATTACAGCTGCATTTGATAAGTGGAAAGAAACTGGTTCTATTAAAGATGCCATTATTGCAGGTCTAGGCGGCATCGTAGATTTCTTAACATTTGGCTTATTTGGTGAGGATAGTGTTAAGAAAATGTTTGATGCTGTTGAGGGTTTTATTAACCCAATCATACAATCAATTTCTGAAACATTTACAGCAATTAAAGATTGGGTTGCCAATAATATTGGTATTCCTAAAATCTCTATTCCTATTCCTAACGTTTTACAAAAACTTGGTGCACCAAAAGAGATTGCACTTGGCCCATTCTATCCATTTAAAAATGATCCAAAGAGTGAAGAACCCCAAAAGACAACAACACCAGCTGTAGCTGATGTTAAGTCTGGTTCATCAACACCAGTTGCATCACCAACTCCATCTGGAGATACAAAAACTGGCAGTATGAGTGGATATTCCGCTGACGCTAAAGCTTTGCAAGAAAAGTATGGTAATGAATCAGCTAATGATAATTCACCATCTTTTGAATTACCTAAAGATGCTAAAGAAGCTGAAAAATTAATTGTTGAACAAGCATCTAAACTTCTTAATATGCCATTGCCTGATCCACAAAAAATGGCAAAAGAAGGAACAACAGGAAGTCCTGAATTAGATAAGACAATTAAAGAACAAATTGAAAATGTAATAAAAGAAAAGAAAATAGAACCACAATCATCTGCACCGGCCGTTGGTGGTGGTTCTTCTGGTGGTTCAGTAGAATCTGATGAAAAATCTGCTTCAGCTGCTAATGCAACTCCATCTCCAATGAATGCTGAACCAACAACAAGTGGTTCCGAATTGGATAAAGCCTCGGCTGATATTGCAGAACAGCAACGAATGGAATCTGCCGCTGATACAGGTAATCAAACCACAAATTCTTCAGTTACAAACAATAGTAGTTCAGCCGGTAAAGAACCAACTCCACAAATTGTTGATGTTTACGATACCGAATTTGCAAAACTTTTAGCTGCGTAATATGGCAAATAAATCTCCAACAATAGATAGAACAGTCAGTTCTTCTCCATCCGAATCCGTTATTTTAGCTAAAATAATTGCTAAAAGTTTTCTTAGTTTACCATTTATTGCTAGAGATTTAAATGTTGCTAGGCAGAATCTTCAAAAGATGGTTAAGATGCGAGGTGGTAAAGCTGCAAAAGGTGCAGATACTCATTTCTTAAAAGAAGGTGAAGCTGAAAGAAAATTATCTGTTGAGCAAGAAAAAGGAACTGCTAAAAAAGTAACACCAATTAAGAAAGAAGAAGGTACTGGTTTATTTGGCAAAGTTGGCAAGAAGATGTTTGACAAATTCAAATCAACAAAAGTTGGCGGTAAAGTTGTATCCATTGGTGAAAAACTTTTGAAAGGTTTCAAAGCAATTTTTAACCCTAAGAATTTTATGAAGATTCTTGGGCGCCTTGCATTACCATTAATTATATTCTCCGCATTATTTGAAGGATTTACATCCGCTTTTGATACATGGAAAGAAACTGGTTCCATATGGGAAGCATTTAAGGCAGGAGTTGGAGGTATAGTTGAATTCTTTACTTTTGGTTTAATTGATAAAAAAATGGTTTCTGATTTTTATGATTGGGGATTAGGGGCAATTGAAAAAATTCTAAAATCTGTTGCTGAGTTTTTTGGATTTGGAGATTTATTTGTAGAGAAGTTTGATAAGGTAAAAAAATTCTTAGGTGTTGGTATTCAACCAAAAGCAGTATCGGTTGAAACTGAAACTAAAGAAGCTCCTAAGCAACCAGAACCAGCACCACAAGCGCCAGTTCAAAAACAAGAACAACCAAAACCTGCACCAAGTTCTGCACCAACACAAACACCAGTAACAACTGAAAGTGGTGCAAAGACAAATATGGTAACTGAAGCGCCTGCAGCTGCACCAACAGCGCCAGCGCCAATGACTGCACCTACACCAAAACCTTCGGGACCAAGCGCTCAAGCAGCTGCGCCATCATCTTTGAGTTCCGTGGTTAGTGTTTCTTCTGGTGTAGATATGAAATTTAATTCTGAATTTGAAAAACGCTTAGCCGCTATGGCTGCGGACTTCAAAGAGAAAACAGGTAAAAAATTAATTGTTACATCTGGTTATAGAAGCACGGAAGAACAAGCTAAACTATACGCTAAGTATGGTTCGCCTCGAGCTGCTAAACCTGGCAGAAGTTTCCACGAAAAAGAATTAGCAATTGATATTGCACCGACTGCTGGGCCAAAAGGCACAGGCAGTCCAATGGGTTTCTTAAATGAATTAGCAGGAACAAGAACTGCTTCAACAGGATGGTTAGAGAAATTTGGTTTAACTAGACCTGTACCAAATGAAGATTGGCATATTCAACCTACCGGTCTTGTTGGCACAGGAGATGCTCCAATTGTTGCCAATAAAACTGGAGAAGCCGTTGATGCTAGTAAGGGAACTAAAGACACCAAATTAACTGCCGAAGCTTCTGCACCAA